GACCGTAAATATAAATTTTCATTTTTTGTTCCTCCTGTGTAAATATTATACACCATGGATGAACAAAACGTCATTTTTTTTCTTGACGATTCACCAAGCTCGACACGACCAGTATCGGCTTTTCCATTTTGGGCCAGGACTATCACAATTATGTCTTGCTCGGAAATTTTTTCTTCTTTCTGGAATATGTTTCTTAATTTTCATTTCTTGTGATCCAAACCTCACAATAACAACTTTACCTTTGTCATTTTTGGTATAGACCGCAAACTTTTTCTTAGCATCAGGAGTTCTAAAAGGTTTATTAAGAGTAACTTTACGCCCCTGATATTCTGCTGCTTTGGATTCTCCAACATATCTTAAGTATTTGTTATTTTTTTTATAATTTCTTTTTTGATCAAAATAAAATATCTCTCTAGTATCAGGATCTATATATTGGTATTTTCCTTTGCAGCCACAACCCATTTTCCCAAAATCATAATCTTCTTGATCTTCATCCTCATAATCCTCATAATCTTCATCATTAGGAATTATTATATTAGAACAATTAGCCTCTTCTTCACGATCATCCTCACACTCACAACAACTATTACCAAATGTCCATTCCAAAAAAGAAACCGCCCTATCAAAAATGCCCGAAACTCTATTTAAACAAATTGCTATCCTTTGTTTTTCATCAGGATACTCTTTATTCATAGTTTCGTCTCTCATGCATCTAGAGACAAATTTATTTGACTTTTCGTTTTTTTCTGGTTTTGGGAGAGGCATAATAACTACCATTAGATGTAAGTGTTGAATTAATAATATTAACAGTTCTATCCCACGAATATTTTTGAGCTGTTAAAAGACCCTGGCCGTTAGAATCTATACGATTATTATACACATATCTCATATATTCTACAGTTTGTTCTATTTGACTTTCTCCTAATTTAGCCCAATTCCCAAAACCCTTAAACCATTTACCATCATTAGCCGGTTCTATAGAATCCACTTTTACTAGATAACTATTATCTTTAGTGCAATATTCAGTGTGAGCAGAATAGTCAGTTACTATTACCGGTTTGTTCATGCTCATACACTCTATAACCTCATTATTCCATCCTTCTGCTCTAGAAATAAATACTCCACAATCACCATAAAAAATAAATTCGGCTAAATTATATTGGGTGGGTAATTTGTTGTAAAGCTTAATTTTGTCTTTTAATTTGCAACTATCTACCATTTTAATCCAATAATTATTTTCTTGTTCATTTAAGAATGGATTATAGGGCACCAATCTTAATTCAACATTATCATTAATATCAAACGCCCTATCAAAAGCTTGTAATAATATATCATGAGATTTTCTATGTTCCCATTTGCCAATATGAAAAAATATGTAATTATCTTGTTCTATTTTAATCTTATTGGGTTCATAAAAAATAGTATTATCAACACCCAAAGGGGCTACATAAATGGGCCTGACTATCTCATTTTTCTGCAAAATCTTTTTGCCCCATTCTGATGCAACAAAAATATAATCACAACCATTAAGATGATGTTTTTCTTTATTTGTAAGAGTGTCTATTTCGAAAAATGGAAAAGAGTAGTAGTGTCCTTTGCCTATTCTAGAAGCAAGATCAAATTGGTGCCAAATTTTTAAGCAAGAGGCGTCATATTTATAATCTTCGGATTTACTCATTAAATTTTTGATTAATTCACCATCAGTTTGAGAATTAACTTCTATACTAGATCCCATAGGGAATAAACTAATATCAACATCTAGCATATTTAGATGTTTCACAATGTTAAATGAAGTAATTCCGTATCCTGTACTATTAATTGGACAATTGATGTTAATATTTTTCATATTATTATTTCCTATTTATTTTGACAAATTTTGCACACTTATTAAAGTCTTTTAAGTATTTGGCCCCTATATATGTACCACAACTACGCAAGCCCCCTAATATTTCTTGAACAACATTTTCTACCAAACCTTTGTATTTTACTTTTTCAACTCTACCTTCACTAGCTCTATAATCTTTTTTGCCTTCTCCATGTTTTTCTTGAGCATGATGACTGCTCATGCCGTAGAATGTTAAGTATGTTTTTCTTTTAGTTGATTTACCATCTCCAGGATCAAAAGGCTGACACCATTCATAGCTAGTTGATCCGTTATAATCTTTCATAGTTCTAAGATATTCATACTCCCATTCTCCCTCACACTCTTCTGTTCCTGCGAACATACTTCCTAACATTATAAAGTCTGCTCCTCCGCACATACCTTTGCAGATGTCTCCGCTGGTCTTACAACCCCCGTCACTCATGATTAAACCCAGTCTGCCCGTATCTGTTTTAAGTCCGTGGGCGGCATGACCACACTCATTAATACAGCTAAACGTACCATAGCCCACGCCTGTCACCATCCTTGTTTCGCAAAATTGACCCGGCCCAATCTGAATTTTACAAACATCAACTCCCCCATGAATAATCAATTCCTCACAAATTTCTGCGGTAGTTACATTACCAGCAACAATGATACTATCTTTAAAAGTATCACGAACACCTTTACAGAATTTTACAAAACTTTCCATATATCCATTTGGAACATCAATAACAATATTAGGATTTTTCCCAAGCTTTTTAGCCACTATTTGTAGTTTAGATATATCCTCATAAGACTTACCGATGCTAATCCAAGCATAATCTATTCCGGCACTATTAATAATATCAACTAGTTCGTCAGAACTGTAGTATTTGTGTAAAGCTGTGACTATTTTAAATTGTGCTAATTTAATGGCCATTTTTTTGCTAGTCAAAGGCACCATATTAGAACAAACTATTGGTATACCATTCCAGATTCTAGGACTATGGTAAAATTTAAAATTTCTTTCTAATACTACTTCTTTTCTACTTTCTAAAGTTGTTCTTTGGGGAACAATTAAAACATCATCAAAATCCAACTTAACTTCCTGACTAACTAACATTATTATCTATCTCCCTAATTTTTATATAGTAAAAAAGCGCCATCTATTATAGTGTTGTATATTTTCATTACTATTAATGTGTAATAAATATGATTTAATTTCTTCCCATTCAGAGAAAAACCACTCATGAGGTAAAGTTCCGAACAACCAATCTGGAGTACTATTTTTCCCTTGTTGTATATGAACTAAAATTGGTTTTTTTGATCTATTACAAAGATAGATTTCTTCCCAAGTTCCACAAGCATAATGGTCTAGATCTAGATTGACTATCATAAAGTCACTAATATCTACTAATCTTAAGTCAACACCTCTAATAGTTTTCATTAAAGATGCTAGTTCATCATACCTTTTTTCTTTTTTTAACTTTGTCTTGTATTCATGAGTTTGAGCATCTTCTTGACCTTCAATCGCCGGTTTTTTAATAGGATTGAATACTACAATTCCTAAATCTTCTAAGAATGGAGTAATATCGTCTCTCCAACCATTTCCTCTATCAGAAACTCTGTCCATTGCACCAGCCAAATAAACTCTTTGATTTTTAAGTCTGTTCATTTTTGGTCGTAATCCACTAACAAGAAGGAAAAAAGATCTTTAGAAGGTTTTGCTGGTGGTAAAATTCCTGATCTAGTATAAGATATGGTTCTATAGCAATTTAATAAACCAACTAATATTGCTAAACTTAACGCTATTGTCATTTAACGAAAACCATTTGTTGAGAAGGATTTAGTACTAATCTAAAATTATTACTAGTATCTTTTGCTAGACTATAATGAAAACAAACATGCTCACAATCTTTATAGTCATAATTACCTTTAAAATAAATATCGCTACGATATATACAACATCCTCCAAAAGCACTATTCACACTAAAAATACCGCTACCAGTTGGTGGTATAAACAATCCAAACCAAAACATAGGAGCAAGATTGTTGTTTGGAGCAGGAGGAAACACTTCATTGTCCAGCCACCAAGTTTGTCTAAACGCCCAACAGTCGTAGTTCCACATATTATAAATGTCGGGATTGCGCGAATCAAGTCCTTTTTTGTATTCAAAACTATTACCCGCTACAGCACTGATAACTGGATTATTCCGTAAGTATCCAAAACTATTTAACAGTCCCGACAAACTAATATCGTCAAAATCCATATCTAACACTATAACAAAATCGCCCGGAGCTTTCTGTTGTGCAATCTCTTTTAACTTGTTTCGATATTCACTCAAAGCTTTTATTCTATTTTCATCCTTAACCGTGCCATAATGGGGTCTATCTAGATTTTCACTTATAAAAGTTAGTTTATCTGAGTATTTTTCTTTCAGTTTTTCTAGTATATTTTTAGTATTATCAACAGAATCATTTTCGTATAACAGTATATTAACATTAGCTTCATATTTTGTAAAAAAAGATACTAACAAGTCTATATTTTTTTCTAATACATTTTCAACATTTCTTACTAAAGATAATATTGTTATATTTGAATTTTGTAGTATTGTAATTCCGTCATTAATGTGTTTAACGTAGTTTTCTTCATATATCTCATATAAAGGTAATAGTTCTGATAATTTTTTCACTTTTCCCTCTGTTTTATACTTTGTTTAGGAACACAACCACTATTTATTGCTACGACGCTTCCAAGACTAGCTCTTCTGTCATAGGGACTAGGACCAACAAAATCACCACCAACAGAGGTTCCATCACCATTATAGTAAAGGTTTTTTACGGTGTTGGTTAATTCTTT